GAGAAAGATTAGGCAATTCTTCACGCATTAGTTCAGTCATTGTACCTGCATCTTCAGTTTCAAAAAAACGTGAAGCAGGGTCCATAATAAATGCCCTATCTAAATTGGGAATAACCCCAATCATTGCATTAATTGCCCAAGTCTCGTCAAATTTCTGACTATGTACTTTAGCAAGATGGTAGTCTAATTGGCTTTCTCCCATTGCAACTATTGCAATATTTTTGCCTTTAAGTTCTTTTATAGGTTTTTTTAACATGCTTATACACCTTGTATTCTTATTTGCCCACTACGATAAGCATCTTTCCTATTTCTACCATCCCCCTCTATAATTAATTGTTGTAAAGCTTCTTTATACCTTTGATCGTACAAACTGATTACATCAGGTTCTCCTTTCATAAATGTATATGCTTCAATAAGACATCCATACAATAAAGTATCAGGAGCATTAGTTCCTAACCAACTTGTACCATCACTTGTCTCTGTAATTGATTGAGGTCTGTAAAAATAATGTATTTCTACTGTATATCCAGAATCCGGTGTAGGTCCAACTATAAAATAATCATCATCAAACTGAGCATAATATATAGGTAAGCCAGTTGTCGATGAAGATGGGTATGCTTCTCTTATAAAGTTTACATCTTTATTTAAAAGAAAAGTATAGTTGCTACTCGAATCTAATACAGCTAAAGAATAAGGATACAAAAAGTCTGTAGGCGTTGCTAAATAAGCGTTTGAAGTTGTTAACGTTCCCGTTTGATTCTTTCTAAACGCAGGCAACTGAACAGAATCCAATATCCTTTGTTCTGCTTGCTTTATTATAGTTGACAGATCATTAACAAATGTGGTCTCTGTATTTTCTGTGTAATCTTGTATTGCAGATTTTAATGTTGTAAAAGTAAATGACATTAGCTTGTTGTTATAGTTAATTTACCAATTTGACCTTTTAGCACCATATTATTCAAGTTTGAAGCACCATAAGCGGAGTTCCATCCGCCAATAGGATTCCAACCAAATAATCTTCTACTTGCTTCTAAATCTGTTTGGGGTCTTGGTTTTCTTAAAGCTTGAGGATCAGTAATCTTTATTCTTCCTAATTGATATTGCGGTTGATCTTTATCTAAAACATCTTTTCCTACCAATAAACCGCTTCTTCTCTGATCTACAATCTGATTCTTTAAATCACTTAATTTATATCTAAATCCAGTTCTATCGCATATTCCATATGCATATTTTCCTTTTGCGTAATTAGCCATTAATTATAACCACCCGGCACAAATCTAACTGAAGCCTTTACTCTATTTTCATCTGCTGCAAGCTTCCATTGTTCTTCATACTGTTGTTTTAGAAAAGGAACTCTTTGGAAAGCTTCTGGATTCTTTTGAGCAATATAATAAGCTAATCCTGAAACAAGACATGGCAAAAACAGTTTAGGAATATCCAAATTATTTGAAGCTGGAGTTCCAGCATCATAAATTTGTCTTAATCTATACCATATAACCTTATAAGTCTGCGCACTATCTGGAATAGGGTATAAAGTAAATGTCGTTGAACTTGTATTTCTGTTAATTAAAATTTCATTAGGTCTGCCTTCGTCTAGCTTATTAGGTATTCCAGCATAAGTAGAAAAAGATACTCTTGTTAATTCAGTATCACTTTGAGAATTAGAATCACCATCATCAGTTCTAAGATGATGCTCTAACAAGTCTATAGTATCTGCATCTAGCGTATAAGTAGCGGTTCCAGCAGTTAATGTTGTAGAGCCTGACTCAACTTGCCAAAGATTAAGCCCTCTATTAGCCCACTCAAGCATCATAAGATCAATACTACGCCTTGCAGTACGCAAATCGTAACCAGTTCTCATTTCAAGACCAGCTAACTCAAATGCTTCTTCTGCAGCTTCAGCTATATCTAAGTTGAAGTTGTTTGTAGTGGCTGTAGCCATAACTATTTACCATGGTACTTGCGCCTTAATTGATCTTGGTACATCTCCACTTTACCGCCAGTTTTATAAGATACTTTTGTTCGTTTAGGTGAGTCTGGTGCTTTAAAATGCTTCTTGTCTGCTTTATATGGAATATCTAACTTTTTTCCACTTGAAGCAGCTTCAGCTTTAGCATCAGCAATACCTTTTGAAGTATAAGGAAAATGTTTTCTTCCTACACGTGGCATTACTTATCTCCAGCTTTTTGCTTTGCTTTCCCTATATTAAATGCACATAGATCAATAAGCTTATATAACTTACCAATCCAAACATCGTCTTTAGGTGTAGGTGTTACAGCAGCAATAATGCTACTCACACTAATAATTGCCATTATTATTGCAATCATATTTGCAAATGTTTCCATTATTTATCTCCTTTATAAATATTTATCATACATTATCAGGATTAAAAAGACCTTTAGCAATTAATGTTTGCCTATTAAGTATATGTTCTTTTTCAATATCCTGTTTATTTTGTCCTTGGTATTTTACTGCATGAAAGTCATCAACCATCATTAGATTAATATTTTTATCATCAACATACAGTTCACCAAGAACTCTTCCAAATTTACCTTTCTTATCTTTTTTAGTCTTTATGACGACTTGACCTTTATCTAATTCATCTATTAGATATTGCTTACTCATAAGACCTCTAACCTTTTCGTCTTTATTTCTAGTTCGTGACTCCGGAGTATCAATGCCATATAAACGCACACGGCTTGCATAGTGAATATCAAACCCAAGATCAATAACGACATCAACAGTATCGCCATCAACCACTCTTTTTATTTCACAATTATATTCGTACATTTCCTTATCTTCTCTTTCTAGCCGTTCTTGTTCTTCTAAAAGACCTATTCTTTGTCTTAGAAGTAACTCTTAAATTACTTCTTTTTTTATTTCTAGGATTTCCATCCCTATGATGTACATCCTTCCCATCGCCTTTTCTTACCCTTTTAGACTTTTTTAGTTTTGCTCTACTCGCATTTCTAGCAGCCCTATTCTTTTTTTGTTTAGGTTTACTTTGATAATTATCATACTCTTTACGATAATTTCTCTTTCTTTTGCGCATTTATTCCTTATCGCCTTTGAAACTTTTAGATGATCCTGAAGTACCTGCATATAAACCGAACCATGCAGCACCTGCGCCAACAATAATAGAAATCAATCCAGATTGTTCAAACGAAGGTTCTGGCAAATCCATAAACCACATCACTGTATAATAAAGTAAAAATATATATACAGTTAAAAAGGCTCTAGGAAAAATACGCCAAGAATCAACAGCTTGTGCAAGAAATATCCACTTTTGGTGAGGATTATTATTCTTTGTATCCTCTAAGTCTCTAATCTTATCTTTAAGATCACCAATTTCTTGCACCATTGACATAAACTTACTGAGGTCCATTTCGACCTCATTTCTGTCCATATCGCCACCAAATCTACCAGATGGATATTGATCGTTCATTAGCTAGGGTCTGCATAACCTTTATTAGCCCAAATAACAATACTATAAGTGTCGCCACTTGTATGATCATTTGTAGTTAACAATAGATCGCCATTTATTCCAGTACCTGCATTATTAGGTATGCCGGGTAAATTTTGACTACTTTGGGTAAAATCCCAAGTGTCTGTCCAATCTTTAGGTGCTTGACATATAAACATATTGCTAGTTGCATTCCAGTATAAACTGAAACCCATACCAACGTTGCTAAACCATATTTTATTTAGAACAATCCTATTACAAGCTTGACCTGTAATTGCGCTACTTGTAAGCGCTGAAACATCAATCTTAGCGACAGCACTTTCTCCAGTGCCGTCACTAATATTAGTAAATTTCATTATCAGGTTTTTGCCACCATCATCAAGTATAGTCTGTGATGTAACTGCATCAGCCATAATTTACTCCTTATTCAAATGGAGTAGCTAATGTACCATCACCATGAAGATATGCTTCACAATGCCATACGGCTGCTGAAGTTGCTACTAAGCGAATTATTCCACCTACTAACCAACCCTGTGCTGCTGATCCTAGATCAATAGTATCATCATTACTTGCATCAGGAATAAAGGTATTAGTATCACCTGCA